ACTTCTACGCCAACGGTACGTTCATGATCAACAACCAGGACCTGCGCCTGGATGGCTTGGCCTGCCAGAACAACCAGGACGCATGCTTCGAGACTTCATGGTTTGATTCCGAGTACTCGGCCCACGCGGTGCCCTGCCAAAACATCACGGCGACGAATATCACCAGTTCGAACGACCTCGAAGGAGTGCTGGTAAACGCCTGCAATAACGTCACTGTAAGCGGCTTCGCGGTCATCGGATCGGCCAAGGAAAGCATTTTTGTGGGCCAGGACCCCACCACCACCACGGCCCACTGGCCAGATCGGGTGAGTATCTCGAATGGCACCGTTTACGGCTCAGGGTATGGAACCAACCCGCTCAACACGGCTGCGGCGCAGGCCCTCTATGTGAATGTGGGAACTAATCCATCGGGGCCGATCTCGCATGTGACTTTCGCCAACATTACCGCGTCTCACGTGTCGAGCTGGGGCTTGCAAATGGCCGAGTTCCAGAACGATGACGTAAACCTGAGCAACTTGCAGTTTTATGACGTTGGCAATGGCAACACCACCGGATGCCTGCAAACCGAAGGCAACCAGGTGAACCTTAATGCGGTGTACTGCACCGACGTAGGCACCTATGGCCTCTACGATACCAACACCGTGCGCCTGACGGGCACGGGGCTGAACCTTAATGCCGTTTCCCAGGTTTCCGGGATCGATGCGATCTACCTGGCCAACACGGCGACTGGATTTGTGAACCTCACCAATATCGGAATCAACGACACCAACGCGACCACCTTCTCGAGCGAGGTTTACGATGCCTCGACCACCGGCCAGCATTCCATGTGGAACATCTCGACCACTTATGCGACGTCGAGCGGTTACCTCGCGCCGACCGCTGCGAATGGCCAGACGACCTATACCTACACGGACCCAGGGCACTCGATGGTGTTCCGCAACGGTGGCATGATCCAGAGCTTTGTGCCCCCGAACTACTATTTCCTACCGACCGCGGGCGCGACCCCGACCTCCTATGTCAACGGTGCGGTGCTCTATTACCAGTCGAAATGCTGGGCAAGTGGAGCGCAGCAGACGGAATCGGTTGGCTGGCTGGACCAATATCCCACGCTCACTACGGAGAACTTCTCCTTTAACCATTACGGCGGCTGTGGTTTTCCGATCGTCATTGATATGTCGGCCGCGGCCTCTGTGCTTGAACCGCAAACCTCGAGTATGGGCACCGTGAGCGCGCAGCACTTCAGCGGGTATGCGACCGGCACCTATGCGTCGGTGCCCACCTTTGTTGCCGGAAGCGGTGCTGGGACGAGTCCCACGATTGCGGCGAATGCCAACAGCAATGATCTGTCGGGATACCTTACGGTGACCACGGGTTCCTCGCCGGCAGCTTCGGCCACGATCGCCACGGGGACGTTTGGGACGGCTTACTCGACGCTGGCCAAGTGCTCGCTGTGGCCGGCGAATGCGGTTGCTTCGGCCCTGACCGGTGCGGGCAAGGCGTACATCCCGGTGGGTTCCAATACTGCGTTCTCGATCGCGTCCGGGGCTACCGCCCTAGCGGCGTCGACGCTCTACATCTGGGGATACACCTGCACCCAATAATGAGGCTGCCATGGATATCCCGTTCTTCGCACGAGCGGAAGGTGTTACTCGACCGGCTGGCGACCCTTGGACTGGGTGGACCTCTGTTCAACTCTCCCTCCTGGCCGGATTCATTAGAGAACGAAACTGCGGGCAGCGAGTCGGAAGCAATTGACCCGGATGCGGAAGAGATGGAGAAGTTGATGAACCTTCGCCGCCGCCCGTCGAAGCTGGCCGAGGCGCTCACCCGCAAGGCTTATCGGGATTACAACAAGGTGCAGGCTGGACCCAATGTCAAGTGGATAGCGAAGGCCGATACCATGACTGCGGCGCTCGACGAAGCCGAAGCATCAGGAAAGAAACAGGCGTAAATGGCCACATACCCGGGCGTTGCCATCACCCAGACTTCGCAGACGCAAATCCCCTACCCCCAGCGAGGGATGGAGCATACGCCATCGGACCCGATGCAGGGCACGGCCGATGAGCCGCAGAATAGCGCCCAGCTTAGCGAAGAAGATCAGCAGCGGTTGATTGCGCTGGTGCGGAGTTATAAAGATCAATGGTCGCAGGACCGCATGGTGCTGATGCAACGTTGCCTGGAGAACCTGGAATTTTTCAAGGGCAACCAATTTATTTCCTTCGGTCCGGGTGAGGCGGATTTTTTCAATGCCGTTGACTGGATGCACCAGGGAGAGCATGCGCAGGACGCCGACGATAAGGATCTGTATCAGTACTGCAACAATTTTTACCAGATGCTGGCGACCGGTTTCGTAGCGGCGCTGGCCCCGCAGGTCCCAAAATCCAAATGGATGCCGGAGGACGCGGAACAGCTCTCCGATGTAACGACGGCAAAAGCGGCACAGACGCTGATCGACATCATTGAGCGGCAGAACCGGGAGCAGTCGCTGCTCAAGCAACAGTTGCTGTATCTATACACCACGGGAGCGGTGTTCCGGCACACCCGCTACGTTGTGGATGCGGAGCGCGCAGGCACGTCGCGAGAGCCGGTCTTCAACGAGACCGAGACCCAGCTGGCGCCCGATCGTTACCACTGCTTCCATTGCGGAGCGACTTCACCGGCGGACGCGATGGGTATGCTGGCGCGTCATTGCCAGCATTGCGACCGGCCGCTGGCGGAGGATTCCTTCTTTCCGGCAGAGTATGGGCCTGTGGTCAGACAAGTGGGCGAAGAGGAAGTGCCCAATGGGATGGTGGCGCAGAACCTCTATTCTCCGCTGGAGGTGGACTGCGACCCGGCAGCAAACAATCTGCGGCAGACGCCGATTCTCAACCTGGAGGTTGAGGTTCACGTGGGCGCGCTGCGCGCAGCGTATCCGGATATGTACGATCAGATCGCGGCGAGCGCGACCAGTGAGCTTTCCGCCAACGGAAGCATCGACCGTATCGCCAGGCAGCAGGTGTACTCGCAGACGGGCGCGTCCTCGAGCATCCTGCAAGACCAGCGGCCAACGCTGTCGCGGACTTGGATTCAGCCCTGGGCTTTCGATCTGGAGGATGATCAGGAATTCGGCGAGCGGATGCGGGCCACGTACCCGAATGGGTTGCTGCTGGTGAGCACTGGCGCTACTTTCCTTTCGGCGCGCGACGCCTCTCTGACCAAGGAGTGGACGTGGGCGGGTACGCATGAGGGCTTCGGGCTGTATCCGCCTTCGATTGGTGACATTGTTGTTCCCTTTCAAAAGCGCTACAACGACATGGCCAACATCCTGCATGAGTTTATGGACCGCTGCTCCTCGGGAGTGACGCTGGCCAATGCAGACCTGATCGATACCAAGTCGATGCAGGGCAAGCCGATGCTGCCGGGGGTTTTGAACCTGGTCAAGTTGAAGCGGACGGGCGCTCCGGGCGCGATCCGCATGGCCGATGCGCTGTACCAGTTCCAGTTTCAGATGCACGAAGAGGCCTTCAGCTACCTGGATAAGCTGGCCTACAACGCGCAGATGTTCGCCGGTATACCGCCGCAGGTGTACGGAGGCACGGGTGACCCTTCGGTCGAGACGTTTGGGGGGCAACAACAGCAGCTGAACTCTGCGCTGGGCAAGCTGAATATTTATTGGGAAAACTTGAAAGAGGAACACGCGAAGGCGGATGAGCTGGCGGTCAATTGCGCCAAGGACAATCTGACCGCCGATATGCGGCAGGTCATTCTGGAGCGTGGCTCTGAGTTTCGCAATGATTACATCCGGTTGGACGACCTGCAGGGCAGCGTCCATGCCTACGCGGATACTGACCAGGGATTGCCCGTTACCGCCGCGGAGCTACGGCAACGCTGGATGAATTTGATGCAGGCGGCAGCGAGCAATCCTGTGGCCCAGGCGATCTTCGATGATCCTACGAACCAGGAGCAGGCGGCGACGGCTCTCGGTGTGCCGAACATGGTGGTTCCCGGTGCGGCGATGCGGTCGAAAGTATTGCAGATCATTGAACGGCTGCTCGAGGCCGAGGCCGTGCCGGTAATCGACGCACGGACGGGACGGCCTACCGGACAAGTGAGGCCAACGATCATGCCGGATAAGGCTATCGACGACTTCACGGTGCTGAAGCAGGTTGTGCGGCAGTACTGCCAGGAGAACTCGGATCTTCCCGATGATAATCCCGCGGGTTGGCAGAATCTGTTGGCGTACTTTACGGCGGCAGTTGCGCTCGAGACTCAACAGATGGCGGAGCAGGCGCAGCAGAAGGCTGTGGTGACGCAAGCGGGTTCTCCGAGGGCGCCGCACATTCCTCCGCATGAGATTGATGATGTGGTCCATACCGTGGGTGGGCTCATGCATACTCCTCCGTCTGTGACGGCCGGAAATATTCAAGGCCAGGTGCAGGCGGCGAACACGTTGATCAAGCTAGCGGATAAGTTGTCTGGGTAGTATCGGAGCTTGTCAATTCGGTCATGTAACGGTCCGCCAACCAATTACAGGCATATGCCATCGCACCAGCATGGGAGGTGTATTGTGCTTCCCATGATATCCTTCTCGCACCTACGGTAAAGACAATGTCTGAACTCGATAACGAAATCGCTGCATACGACACGATGCGCGCTAATCTTGAGAATCACCATATGGGCCAATGGGTGCTCATTTTTGGCGGTGAGCTTGTTGGCGTTTTTCCATCGTTTGATGAGGCTGCGGGGGATGCGGTAACAAGGTATGGGCGTGGACCGTACCTGATACGTCAGGTTGGCGCACCTCCAATTACGATTCCCGCTTCGGTTCTGTACAATCTGCAGAATGCCGGCCACTAAATGCGGTTTCAATGACATTCCGGGCGGGGCGACAGGAGCCGACAACCTGGTTCAACGGGGGCCGACGTTGCTTGTGGATATCGGCTTTGATCCCAACTATATTTT